GTAAGTTTGCTCCTCTATCTGCGGTGGATCAGAGGGAGTGAAGGTGGGTCAGTTTGAATGAGCACCAACAGTAGGTGGGTCAACTTTGTGAGCACTGGGTGGGTCAATCTTTGTGAGCGCTAAAGGTGGGAGAGCCTGTACCCTCACTATGCACCGCTGAAGTCACTGCCAGATGGAGAGATTACGGCTGATATGGCTCCTCCTGGAAGTGGATTCCAGCTTAAAGGACCAGAGTCTCAGATGCGTGGAGGCCGTAGCACCAAAGCTGAATCATTGCTTGCACACACTATCAAACAGACTGAATCCTCAATTATCCGAAGCGAGAAGAGCAGGGTCGATAAAGTGCTCCTCAACTTCCTGAATGAAACCGGTGGTGCAGGCCTTGCCACAATAAACTCCAAACAGATGGTGCCAAAGTACAACAAAGAAGGCGTGTTGATGTATCCGCAGGATATGAGCCAAGAAGATGGAGTTGGATTCATGACAATCAGAGCGGATGGCAAAGAGCACAAGCTGACCTTTCCCGGAGAGCGAGGCAAGCGTATCAGTGAGGCCCTGAAGAATGTCGATGGACAACAGCTAGGGCCCATTCTCAAGACCACCGGGAAGATCAATCGATTCCTCTCACAGGCCAACACCTCATGGAATCCTGGGTTCACAGTTACCAACGCAATAAGAGACGTACAGACAGCAGCTATACAGCTGCAAGATACTCCATTGCAGGGTAAAGGGGCAGCTACGGTGAAAGATGCGCCTATGGCCTACCTGGGGATATATAGAGCCATGTCCAAGGACTCTGTAAAACTGGGTGGATCAAAGAAATTACGTTCTGCTAAGTGGTCCAAGCTCTGGGAAGAATTCAGGCAAGAGGGCGGCAAGGTTGGTTGGGCTGATCTTCATAGTGATGTACTTGATGCAGAGGCCAATCTCAAGAAGATGCTCGATCGCAAGAAGCCAGGTGCAGTGAACTGGACCAAGGATAAAGCTGTAGCAATGGGTGAGTACCTGGAGCGGCTCAATATGAGCATTGAGAACGCTGTTCGGCTCAGTGCTTATCACCAGGGAAAGAAACAGGGGCTCAGTAAACCACAGGCCGCAAAGCTGGCCAGAGAGCTGACGGTTGATTTCAACAGGGGTGGCTCAGCTAAAGAGAGCATGAATGCCCTTTACATGTTTGCCAATGCCGGGGTTCAGGGCAGCACCCGTACCCTTCGAGCACTCAAGAACCGTAAGGTACAGGCTATTGCGGGCTCCATCGTGGCTACCGGTTTTATGTTGGATCAAACCAACCGAATGATGAGCCCGGAAGATGAGGAGGGCAATTCAATTTATGATGCGATCCCGGACCACGTCAAAGAGCGTAACCTGATCATTGTCCCCCCTGGGTCAGCAGAAGAGGCTGATTTCTACAAAATACCACTTCCTTATGGCTGGAATGTTCCCTTCGTTGTCGGCTCTCTAATCGGTGAGCACATGGGCTTTGAACCCAACCCAGAGGCAGAGCTTGCAGACACTACAGGGCGTTTACTGGATGCTGCTCTAGGGTCATTTATCCCCGTTGATCTGGGTAGCAAGACCGGATTGGTTCCCTCAGTAGCGCGGCCATTCGCAGAGATTGCCATCAATGAAGATTGGAAAGGAAGCCCAATCCAGCAGGAGGAGAATCCCTTTAACTCAGGAATAATCCCTGACTCTCATCGCCCATTTAAGAATGATGAGGGGCTCATGGTGGATCTGTTCAAGGATATCAATGAGGCAACCGGTGGTGATGAGTTCCATTCAGGGGCAGTTGATGTCTCAGGCGCAAGTGCCCAGTACATCCTGGAGTTTGCTGCAGGCGGTGCGGGTAAGTTCCTGCTCAACACAGTAGACACAGCAGCATCGGCCATTGACCCAGAAAAAGAGATGGAAGCCCACAAGGTCCCATTTGTCCGGAAGGTAAAAGGTAAGTTTTGGGAGGGGCATCACAGATCCCGTTATTACGAGCTGAAAGAGAAAATCCTCCCTTACAAGAAAGAGTTTGGATCGTTGGATAAAGCTGATTTCAGGGGAAAGGCCCAATGGCGCAAGAAGAACAAAGTCTGGTCTGAGCGTATTGACCGATTCAAGGAGTCTGAGCGTGATCTACGCAAGCTGAGAAAGGCTATTCGTAGGCCGGGGGTGACCCAGAAAACCAAGATGGAAAAAATGCGAGGGATTAATGCAATTTACAAAGAATTTGCCGGAGCATGGCGCAACGATGAAAAGGAGCATGGTGAATGAGCAAAGAGAGCCTAGAGGGAATTGAGTGGTTGGTGAAGGTTAGAAATGACCTTTTGGAGCGGAGACTCAAGATTGGCACTGACCGTAGTGTGTTTATGGCTGAGTGCGCAGCAACTGGGGACCTTGATCGATTACAGGCTGCATCAAAGGAGCTAATGGAGATTAATCACCTACTGCAATTCCCCTTCGATGAGGCAATTTCCTTGTTGGAGTACGGGGGGATTCCTGCTTAATGTCTCGAAAACAGTGGACCGATCGAGCTGATCAAGGATTGTCTGCTTGGGCAGTGTGGAAGCTGCAGCCAGAAAACAGCATGACCAAGCTTGGCTATCCTGGTGCATCTCCTGTTGCACGTGCCGGTATGGCGATTGACCATGGTGACAGGTGGAACCAAGATCACACCCCAGAAATGAAAGGTCATTCATGGCTATGCAGCACAGTGCAGAGCGCACTGGATGTAATGCCTGTTCCACTAGCTGAGGTGCTGGTGGCTCTGTGGTTACTTCCCGGCTCACAGAAGACTATTGCTGATGAGCTGGGCGTTAGTTTCGACACAATGCGCAAGCGGCGAATGGAAGGACTGTTGTTTCTTGAGGGGTGGCTGGTGTCCAACCAGTACAGCAAAACATGATCACTCAACAACGACTCAAAGAGCTGCTTCACTATAACCCTGAGACTGGGGTGTTCACCTGGATCAATCCACCTGAAACAAGAGTTTGTGCGGGGGATGTGGCGGGAGCTGCATCAACCAATGGAGGCGTCAGAATCAAGCTCGACGTGAAGATGTATAGCGCGAGTCAGTTGGCCTGGCTTTATGTCTATGGAGAGTGGCCCGAGGAAATGCTCAGCTTTATTAATCATGATGCAACGGATAACCGGATATCCAACCTCAGGTTAGCTACAAGATCCGATAGAGGGGGGACCCGCAAGCTGAACAAGAACAGCTCATCTGGTTACAAGGGCGTTTCCTGGAATCAGGCAGCTGGCATGTGGTGGGCAAGAATTCAGAGAAATAAGGTCAAGTACGACCTTGGGCTCCACACCACCCCAAAAGCGGCTCACGAAGCCTATGTTGAAGCTGCTAAAACCCTGTTTGGTGAATTTGCGAGGGTAGCATGATGGATCTAATTATCATCGCAGCACTGCTCATCCTGGCGGTATCAGCCAGTCAATTACCGCCGGCCGCGTAGGAGAGCCTCATGACACCTAAGCAGCAAAGATTCGTTGAAGAGTACCTAATAGACTTGAACGCCACTCAGGCGGCTATTCGTGCCGGGTACAGCAAGAAAACAGCTAAAGAGCAGGGTGCGAGACTGTTATCCAAAGTTAACGTCTGCAATGCAATCATTGACGGTAAGAAGCGACGCTCTGAAAAGACGGGTATCGATGCGGCATGGATGCTTCAGAGATTGGGTGATGAGGCTGAGGCTGATTTGGCTGAGCTCTATGATGAAGATGGAAGGCTGAAGCCAGTACATGAATGGCCTTTAATTTGGAGGCAAGGCCTGGTTGCTGGTATCGACGTACATATGTTGCCAGAGGGGTTGGGTGAGGTCGTGAAGGTAAAACTGGCCGATCGAGGCAAGCGGCTGGAGATGTTAGGGCGTCATGTGGATGTACAGGCGTTCAAAGATCGAATTGAGCACTCTGGAACCATCGAAATAGAGTCCGAGCTTAATGAGCGCAGGAGACAGCTAGAGCGTGGAAAGTAAGGAGATGGTCCGATTTGCGGGGGATTGCTACTCAAATCCTCTACTGTACATTCAGCTCGCATTCCCTTGGGGGAAAGAGGGTGGGCCACTTGAGAATTATGACGGTCCGGATGCCTGGCAGGAGGAGTTACTGAACTATGTGGGTGGTCGAATCAAAGAAGATCCCCTGGGTACGATTCGAGATGCTACGGCGTCAGGGCACGGAGTAGGGAAGAGCAGTGTGGTTGCCTGGTTAATCTTATGGGCAATGACTACACGGCCACACCTAAATGGAGTAGTGACTGCTAATACCTTTCCTCAGCTGAATACGAAAACATGGCGTGAGCTGGCCGTATGGCACAAGAGAGCCATCAACGAGCATTGGTTTACCTGGACAGCCACCAAGTTTTTCAAGAAAGAACATCCTGAGACATGGTTTGTATCTCCTATTGCTAACTCAGAGAACAATTCAGAGGCATTCGCTGGCCAGCATGGTGAGCACACGCTGATTATTTACGATGAGAGTTCAGCTATTCCAGATGTTATCTGGGAGGTGTCGAGTGGTGTGAATGATCCAAGGGCAATGTGGTTCGTCTTCGGCAACCCAACCAAGAATACAGGCAGATTCAAGGAGTGCTTCGGACGACACCGCAACCGATGGAATACCCGCCAGGTTGATTCACGTGAATGTAAGATGCCTAACAAGGATGAGCTGCAGAAGGATGTAGACTCCTATGGTGAGGATTCGGATTTTGTTCGAGTGCGCATCAAGGGCGAGTTCCCGAGAGCAGGTAGCAATCAGTTTATCTCTGCCGAGGTTGTAGATAATGCGATCAAGCGCGAGGTAGAGGTTCCTGTTGGGTCTCCTAAGCTGCTCGGGGTTGATGTGGCAAGGTTTGGTGATGATCAGACAGTGATTGCCAGGAGACACGGCAGAAAGATTGAGCCGCTGGTTAAGCTACGTGGCCTGGACACCATGCAAGTGGCGGCTAAGGTTGCTGAGATAATCAAGAATGAACACCCAGACGCAGTGTTTGTGGATGGGGTAGGGGTAGGTGCCGGGGTTGTTGACCGGCTGAATCAGCTTGGTTTCAATGTCTTTGATGTGCTTGCCGGGTCCACCCCGGACGAGAAGAACAAAGAAACCTATTACAACAAGCGTGCAGAAATGTGGGGAAGGATGCGTGACTGGCTAGAAGGCGCAGATATTCCTGATGATCAAGATTTGGTGAGTGATCTAATCGGCCCCGAGTACGGGTATGACAACAAGATGCGGATCCAGCTTGAGAAGAAAGAGGATATGAAGAAGCGCGGACTAGCCTCTCCTGATGCCGGGGACGCGATCGCGCTTACATTCGCCTATCCAACGCCGCCGGTACAGGTTCATAAGCAATCCGACTTGATGCCCGAGTTTTTTGAGGACTACTGATGCTCTACGAAGCAGGGCATAGCCTGGAGGAGGTTGCAGAAGAGCTCCAGAAGTGCGGACTCACTGAAAATAGACTGAGCCGTGAAAGGGTGCGTCAGATCGAGCAGGAGGTGCTACACAAGCTTCTTCGCCATTTCATAAGGAAGGGCATCTTCTCAGCGAGAGACGTTCTGTGGCCTGGTGAGGGCTATTCAGTAGAATACCGGTGTGAGGGGTATGCGGCTGTATTGTGACTATCCCATGGGGGAGTTGAAGAACAAAGAAAGGTTAAGTAAACTTCGATAAATAAATGCTCTCTGTCTGGGCAGGCTAATAAAAAAGATCTAATGGTCAAAATGTAGGGTACAGCAAGTTGCACGATTCACTAAAGCCAGTAGGAGAAACACATGCTGTAAAAACAATGGCTTTTGTCGTTGAGTGTGCTGTCCCTTTCGATCACCATACTGTAAAAAAGGCATTTCTGTTGCATGATCAGTTGAAGGGAGATCTTCCTCGAAGAACAGAGCATCGTGCAGTAACAGTAGATCTAGATCAACATGCACCGCCAGGCCAGTATGTAGAGGGCAAAAGTGACCTTGGTGGTTTTACGTTTGATTTTTTAAAATCTGATGGAAGGGCTAAGTGGTCTTTGACGGTTCGACACAACCAGATCATAGTGTCATGTTCAGAATATTTGCGGTGGCGTTCTATATGGATGACAGCAAAAAGATATTTTGAAGTAATGTTTCCGACATTGTTAAGCATGGATGGTCAAAGGATTGCTGCGTTTGGTTTACAGTATATTGATCAGTTCACTTGGGAAGGGGATGTGAAGTTTAAGGCTAAGTATTTGTTTGATCCAAAAACAAAGTACATCGCGCCACATTCCTTTGAATTGGATAACTTATGGCACTCATACCACGGGTTCTTTAGTGATGTTTCTGATCCAGTTGAGCACAGGCAGTTAAATGTTATGAATGTCGATTTCAGGCGCGACGAAGAAAAATTACAGACACATAACATCATAATTAACGGAACGCACAAAAGCTTTATGGTGTCACAAGAAGTAGGCACGGAGGAGGAGGGTGATATTCTTCTTGGTAGTGATGGTCCGATTGATGCTATGGAGAAATATATGGGGAGAATGCATGTGAAGAATAAAGAAATTCTATCGAACATGCTAAACCTGGATGTTTGTAAAAGCATTGGGCTACACAAAGGCTGAGGATTAATTATGTTATTTAGCACTGCTGCAACTGTCATGCTCGTATCAACAGATACAGATGTGTTGGCTACAAGGCATGATGGTTGGGTTGGATCGAATGATATTAAGGTTGAGCATTCACAAGAAAATGGGTGGCCAGGTTATGTTCAATCAAAAAAAGCAAGCGGGGACTTTGTTGATGAATCTCTGACAGCGAAAGATAAGGTATCAGCTCAGTTGTTTGGTTTTCTTGGTCTTGATGATGATTGGGATGGATATGGTGCTCAAAAGCCAGCAAATAAGGCTGTATATGATGCCTTGGAATATTTGAATTTGATTCCGAAGGGTATCCCAATGCCAGTGTCTATGGCTTCAAGTGATGGTGAGATTGGTTTGTTTTGGGAGCAGCAAGGTTACTATATTGATGTTGGTTTTTATGGGGATGATACCTATTCATTCTATGCAGAGAACCCATCAGGAAGTTCACTTAGTGATGATGATGTTTCTACTGATCATTTAACAAGCGAACTTGAGTGGTTACTGCAAAATCTGTTCGAAACAAATTCAAGAGCTCAACAAGCGACAGCATAATTTTTATGAGGTGTAAACGGCTGCTTGAAGGTGAGGCTGATGTGTGTCAGTGCTCAATAGAAAATCAGACAGTGTCGGAGTTTAGCCCTGGAGTTGTTGGGGATGATGAAGATGTTGCTCGAAATGTTTATTCACCAATTCATATAAATAACGAGACTGGAGAGGTTCTTCCAACTTTTTTTAGTGACGTAAAAGATAAGGGTTTATCTGTTAACAGGATTGAGCATGTTAGTGCGCAAGGTATGAGGGAGATGGGGCTGATAAAGCTAAAGACTGATTTAGCTAACGGAAAAACAGATAGAACATATGAAGGTTTTGTTCGAGCGAAGGTGGACAATATCCGAGCGGTCTCTGATGAGAATGGTAGATCATTTTGTGTGCTTGATACTGCTTTGGAAGGTAATGTTTCTCATGCAGATGTTTGCCAAAGTATGGGTATTAGGACGCGAAGTGAGAACAAAGAAATAAGAAAAAAACTCTATGATATTTTTTCTGGGGAGCCTCAGAAGTATTCTTAGACACTTTTTTGATGAAAAAGGATAAGATTGATTTTATCTGCACTCCTTTGTCATTATTCCAAAAAACTGCCTCTCGCTTACCCCAATACTCAGTCCATACTTTGCCTTCACTCGCTTCCAGCGTCCCGCACACTCGCACCTGTAGTTATGTAAGCGTCTAGCGAACTACATCTAGCCCCACCGAATTTATCTCGCCACAATAACCCTCTCACCACAATTGAGGATAGATAGATGAGTCGGGAAGAGTATTGGCAAAAACAGATCCAGGGATGGGAA